GCTTCAGCTTCTTGTTCACTACCACCAAAATGTTTCTCAATGAGTTCGCCTAAAGATTCAGCGAAACTTTTCTTCATACCCTTTTCCTTTTTCGCTGCTGCAAGACCAGAGGCAATTGCTTGCCCCTCATCCCCAGTATCTTTTAGAACGCTATTAGCCACTGCTACAAATATCTCTTTTTGTTTGTCTGTGAGATTCTTTGCTGCGTTCGGCAATTTACTCTTCGTCCACGGCATTATGTGTTCTCCGAGTTGCCAGTTGATTGATCACCACCGCCTGTAGCACTACCTGTTCCAGATGGCATACCTTCCTGCATACCTTCACCAGCATTAGATGAGAAGCCTGTCAGTTGCTTACGCCCTTCATCAATATCCATTGAAGTGTCATCAAAAGGAACTGGCATGTTCGCCTGTTCAGCAATCCAGTTAATTGTACGTGGGTCTTGACTCAGCATTCCTGCCGCACCAACACGTTGAATAAACTTAGATAGAACATCGAGGTCTGGAGTCTTAAGATCACCAAAGGTGAAATGAGGAGTGACTGATGTATCCCAACCATTAAGAGCAAACAACTGAGGAATAAGGTCATGGTTGAGTTGGTCTTGAATCTCAATCAACTTTGACTCAATAGCCATATCTGAGATACCCTGTAGGGACTCAGCAAGACTGAATGAACCACCACCTTCTTGACCTAGTACAAGCTGAGAAGCCATAAGAGAAGAAATAATCTCATTCTTATAACGACCAATAATCTTNTTTACATCNTGAGCNTTTTGACCAGTAACAGAGATAACATCAAACTTAAAGTATTGTTCACCTTGGTCATCTAGGACTTGAGGAAGAATCAAACCACTCTGTTCATTCATATGCAGGTTCCGCATGATATTTTTATAATAATCATACACAGCCTTATCTTCAGGACTAGCATCCTCTGCCATGTAGCGTGGCGGGATATAAAGAACTTTAAGTCCTCGCATATCACTTGACACACCCATTGCTTCAAACTCTTCTAAAGAAGTCTTATACTTCCAAGCAGCCCAACAGGCTTTAAGAGGTGACTCACCTTCAGGGTTATCTTTCAGAGGGTTGTTGCGAAACAACATAAACTTCTTACGACGAATGAATTCTTCACTATTCGTATTTACTAGCGTAGCGTTACTCTTACCTGATGGTTCAACAATGAATTGCCAAAGACCTGATAACTTACGACCTTTCTTTTCCCAATCCCAACTGGCTACAGTATCCTGTGCAATTAGAGGGAGACTTTCAATACCAATCAACCCATCGTCATACTTACTACCATTACCCTTTAAACGCTTGCGATACACCTTTTCAATAGGAGCAAAGCCATAACGATTGAATGTAGCAGCACGTCTGATGAATGATCCAAAACTATCCTCCATATCACCCATGACTTGCTCAAGGAATACAGCNTTATCTTTTAGCTGNTCTTCATANCCCTCTGGAATCTTAATGCTCCAAGGGACACGAGCAATTGCCATTTCAACTAAGTTGAGAGCAGGAGCAATNGTGGCATCTTTAGCCATCTTCTTATAAGTATGAATTGCTCGGGGCCAACGTAGTTCTGAATTGCACTCTTCAAAGATNTTACCACCGAGAGTCCAAAGACCGTTGTAACTTGATTGCCCTAGTTTAAGCCGAGGTATAGTTGAGTCTGCGCCTTGGGAAAGTGTAGTAACACTCTCAACGGCTGTTTCAGCCATATAGCCTCCTATCGGGCAAATGGGTTAGTAGTTGTTAGGATAGAATCGGCTGATTTTAATCCTGTGAGGAAGTTTGGTATATTCATTTTCTGAGCCAGTGTTATGAAGGCATCAGACGATGCGTCCACTTGGTCATCCTTATTCTTTCTGTCACCAGTGAATGCTTCTAGCTCAAAGAAATACTCATCATTCCAAGTACCAGCCACGTATCTAACTAACCCAGCCTCTGTTGCTGCTGCGAAAGGTTGGAAACGAATGACTTTAGATTTATTAGATGGGCGCATTCTTGCGTAGAACCCTTCCTCAATAAGCTCTTTAATCATCATTTGACCAGCAGCTTTTCCTGCTTGTCCAGGCTCCTGGGGGAGTATGATTTGAGTACCATCGGGATCAGATTTAGCGGTAACAATAATTCTCTGTAAGACTTCACCAAACCTTGCTCTGAATCTCACAACATCTTCGATGACATATAACCCTGTCTTTGTTTTACCTATTAAAACTCCAGCAGTCCAGTCAGGATTTGGCAGGGATTCGGATGGGATCGAGCCAGCGATATCCCATGCTCTACAGTAAGAAACAATTTCTAAATCACATGGATTAACTGGTTCACCAAGCCATTCGGCTTTCCAATAACCAGAAGCATCTTCACGAATATCCCAGTTTCCGTAAAGGTCGCGTTCTTGTTTTACACGTTTAAGACCTTGAAGGTTTGCAAGATATCCAGGGTTGGATTTAATTAGTGGTGGGTTATCGTAGATTGTTGCTGAGATGAATTGTAAGGAGAGGGGGAGTACATGACTTCCGTAAGTATCAAGTAACTCTTGCCTTGTGTCTGCCCAAATCATTTCGTTATTTTGACGAATAAACCATCTTACCTTACCATCACGCTCTGGATCAGGTCTTCCTGCATTCTCTTGACCTTTAGGGATAATCCACCAGTCAATCCAACGACGAACAAAACTGTCCGGGTTCGGGTTGCAAGTTAAGAAAAGGTTTGGAACCATTTTTGCTTTAGATCGTAGGCGAGAAAGAATAACCAAAACATGGTCTTCTAGAAGCTGTGTGGCCTCGTCGATCATGCACGCCGATACTTGTCTACCACGCCATTTCTCAGCATCCTCATTGGTTTCACAGTGACCCATAGCCACAACCGCACCGGAAGAGAAGGTAAATGTCATGGCTTTTTTATTTGGTTTTACATTTGGATCGTAAGCTTTATATAACCCATAAGCTTCGTCAAAAAGTCCACCAGCAACCATAATACTTGTTTGCTGTTTACGGACTACATAACCACGATATTGTGGATCATCTACCCAACGTAAATGGCGAAGTAAGCCGCAATATGACTTACCACCACCCATTGCCTTATCAGTTTTGAAGTTCGTTAAACTTCTTCCACCCTTTCAGGTGTTGTCGGACCAACTCTTAATTCAAAGAATTCTCTCTGTTTCGGGAGTCACTTGACCCCTACTCTACTCACTTCCACATTGCTGTGTGTTTTCGATGGCCTCTACGCACTGTCTTTAAACATTGGCACGGGATTGGCATAGGTAGTAATCTACCCTTAGCTTTCCCCGTTTAAGAGAGTTTTAAATGGAGGCACAAATTTACCACCATATACAATAATATTAGCGTCACTTGATAAGAACCATTCTTGTTTCTTAGACGCTGGTGAGAAACTAAAATCACTCATTGTTTATTCCATTTGTTATTCTCTATCTCAGATTATTAATTATAACAACTTAATTCTCTAAAAGCAATAGCTATAACAAAATAATTAAGCTAATACCCGTTTAATTGCACGAACATACCAACCATTGACTATAACACTACCTGTGTTAGAAGACTTAATCTTAAATCTAGCAGGATTATTCAAAGTATTAGTGTCACCCATATAAATACCAGTGAACTCTACAAGCTGTCTTGTGCCAGCTACTTTGAAGTTTCGCTCTGAGATTAATGGTAGTTCGTATTGACCACCTGTACCATCTGCAAGGAATAATGTGACAGTGAAGTCTTGGTTGTTAGCTGAACTTGTAACAGTGATATCCAAACGAATATCTACAGTGTCACCCAATGCTAGGTCAGTGAAATCAAATGACTGAGTAATAGTATCCCACAAATTAGGAACACCCGGTAATGCATAAGTGAGATTAGTGAATGCACCAAGAGCATCATTAGTTAGTGGATAATATGTACCAGCCACTGCAATACTAATTGGCGTAGTAGCTGTAGCCAAGTCATTGTAATCATAAACACCAACCTTCACTTCATTATAAAGCTCAGCATCGTTAGCGTTAATGATAGCTGCAATAGATGACCAAAGGCCACTATTAGGAATTATTTGTCTAGCCAAAGGTGCTCATCTCCGTATTTGAGAGTAGTAAGGTTGAAGCTGTCAAACCGAATGATGCCTCCCTCGGACCAAACTCTTCGAATATAATTGTTATTTTTATAGTAGCTATTCCGCCAGTAGTATTCTTTACAACTACAGAAGGCTTCTTCAGGAAGCTAGCAATGATATAAGGATTGTCTTCAGAGATACCTGAGAAGATAATATCACCAACAGGTGTTGCTGGTGTATATAACTGCCCTTGTGCTGGACTGATATCCTCAGAAATAAGGTTTAGGTTCTTAGCTGTGAAGATACCATCTGCTGTCCCTGTAACATGCTGATTATATACATCGAATACAAGATTTTGATTAGTTGTAATCTTGTGAACTAAGATATCAGAAGCTGGGCTGATATTCATTGCTATAAAATCACCAGCAGCTACAGAGAACGAACCGCTGATAGCGTAAGTTAGTCCATGCAGAACACCTGCTGCAACAGAGGGTTCTGAGCTAACCTTGACACGTCTAAGGGCTTCTGTTGTACTTGAGTAGACAGACTCAGGAAGATCAACACCTGTGAAGGGTGTGATAGTACTGGTAAGCTCTTGTACAATGAAAGGGCCAGTACCACCCTTAATCCAAACAGGAGTGAAGTTGGTATGTACTAAAAGAGTTTCGCCGGGGAGGATAGGATAACCTACAGCACTATCACTTGGCTTAGATACAGCTTGAATAATAAAGGCTGTAGTAGACGTGTTGTTTCTTAGAATTAAACTTTCATCTTCATCTAAACCAGAGAGTGAAACTAAGTTTACATACTCTGTTAGGCTGGGGAGATTGACTACGGATATTGACATAAGTTGGCTCTAGCCAATCTCCTTTATTATTTTTCTTTCATAACACTCACCATCATGTATTAACAATGGGATGTTTATGTGGTGCTGAGAGTCAGAGTCGAACTGACGACTTATTGCTTACAAGGCAATCCACTTGGCCACTAGCGTATCTCAGCAAATCTGGCTGGTAAGGGTGGGATCGAACCACCGACCGGACGATTAACAGTCGTCTGCTCTACCTCTGAGCTACTCACCAAGAATAATTGATACCGTAGCCACCACTAATCCTACGCTCGGTATCTGATAGGACATACTTCCTACCCTCTCCACTAATCAGTCTTTCCTGACAGTCATTACGCATCTCAGAACCGTATGGCGTGTAACGGGATATTTTTAGGCACCCTCGTAAAACATGAACTTAATCACCTCTTACTCAGCCGTGTTTTCCGCGAGAATATCACTCGGTGCATTATTAATAGGTGAGGCCCGCCAGAGCCTCGGGGAACTAGGCAGTTCCGATACCAAGCACGCAGCTTGATTAGATTCTCTGTTCCATTACAGAAGACGATTATATTTAAATAACCTTTTCAGAGCTTTGTATTTGAAGCTCGGAGTGGGTTCACGGCCGCGTTCTCCGATAATTTAAGCCGACACTTCAAATTAGTTTATCAATCTCAAAATACCCTCACTATTGGTGAATAACTAGATTGATATTTAAACTGGAGCTAAGCTTAAAGGAATCGAACCTTCGACAAGTCTACCGTATTCTAGACTACGAATAAACGAGCCAACCATGAGCCAGCATTAATTCTTTACTCATCAACCTCTTCATCAGCATCATATGTGAGCTTCAGACGGGATGACATTGGGACAACTTCAGCAGTGTGCATATCTTCTACACCAGCGCCATTCTCTTGAGCTTTCTTTGCATCAAGTCTCACTTTGGCGGATGCAATCTCTTCAGCAGAAGCACTCTTATCTAGAGTTTGGATCATACTGATAACCCACTTACTAGTGTCCAATTGATCTTTATCAATCTTATCACCTTTGACAGCAGCCTTGATTGACTTCAAAGCATCTTCTTCTACTTCACGAAGACTGTCTGCTGTCTTACGCAGAGGGGATTTAATAATCCGTACTTTCTGTGTAGAACCTGCTGGGTTCCCTGAGACTCCCTTAGGAATCTTATATTCTGGTTTTTTATATGCCATCTTATTATTCTCTTTGCAATGAGTTGCATTTTGGTGTGTTCTGGATAGGTGTGAATTCCTATCTACGCAAGGGACTTATCTGACTCGCCGACTATTCCGCTTTTCAATGCGGTGTTCTGCCTCTGAACTACCTTGCTGCCCGACTAGGCATTGACGTGTCACGCACGTTTTCAAAACACATTAAAATACAACTTTACTTAGGAGGAGAGGAAAAGTAAAGTTGTAGAAAGACCCTTGAGATGCTGGAGGAGGATACTTCTTGCGAAGTATAGCATCAGGTCTTTAGAAATCTAAATAATAGCGTCAGAAAAACCACTACTCTTACAATTGAACTATAGCAGTTTTATGACAGTTTGTCAAGCATTATTTAATAATCAGCATGAATCTTTCTAAAGTAAGTATCTACCTCGGTGATTGACTCATGTTGATACTCCCATCTGAATGCTACTTCTGTTTCTTCTTGTTCGTAGTCTACTATAATGAACCTTTCATCGTAATCATCTAGTAGTTCTAAGATGTCTTCGTATTCCATGTTTGATTACCTTTGTTATTCTTGTTGGCTGATAAGACACATTGTAGCAATCATAAATCAATAAGTCAACTGTTTCCGTTAATATAACCAAAATAATCTTTAAGTATTGAATTCATCTTAGACCATAAAGCAAAACTTCTATTCTCCATGTCAGCTAATCCTGTTCCAATACCTGCTGCTGGGAATACAATTGTGTTACCTTTACTGAGCTTATAGAGTTTCCTAAGATCACCTAGTACACAATCAAACTCATCGTCTTTGTCAGAAAAGAATGCCCAATCATCCATACTTGGGTATCGCTTTGTGGCTATTCCAAAAGCGTTTGGTTCATCTCGTATGATGGCTTGACCTCGCTTACCATAACGTTTCATGTTATCACCAAATACAAAAATCCTGCTTGGGTATGAGGATAACAGAGATTTACTGTATTGTCGTTTTTCTATAATGATGTTCATTTTATCCTCCTATTAATACATCCGAGTATTCCACCATGCCCCTGAATTATTCAACTCATCTTCATCCCACATATGATCTGGATCACCAACAGCAAATTCTGCAAGCTGATTCAACTCATTAGAGCTGTCCCAACCAAACTGAGCCAGTTGAGCATTCATCATTTGTGAAAGTGTAGGTTGGAATGATACACCAGTATCAATATATTGTAAAGCAAGTGTATCGTAAGCTTGCTGCATCCTACCCTGCTTTAGCATGGAACCGACAGCACCTGTAAAATACAGAGTACTGCCTTGGATACTAAATGTACCATGATTACCTTTTGGACAGCAGATGAACGGGCCAAATTTACCATTGCGTTCAATTAGCTCTGTTTTGCATATTGGACAATTGTTCATTTTTACCTCCTAATTGTTAAACAACTCCATTTATACAAGAGACACGTCCTTGTGTCAATCACTATTTTAAACTATACCTTTCTCTACCATCCTATGGAAGTAAAGGTGGTTATCTCGATTGACTATGATCTGCCAACCACTCTGAGTTTTATGCCCACAAAAATTACACTCGGAAAAATACTCGTTAATCTTACCCCTCACTCTAAGGTAAGTCTCCTGACGATCCCTCTTCTTATCAATCATATAGCCTATACCACAACTTTCACAATCTAGATTCATTAGAATTCACCTCCGTTAAGATCATCATTCCAAAGCCACTCTGGAACCTCATCCATATGAGGAGCATCTGGACAACGTTGTTTTGCAGCTTTCTTCCCCTGATTCACTGGGGTTTTATCCTTCCCTTTCCACAAAACTAAATTATTGACCTTACGGTAGTGCCATCGTCTTCCGTTGCTGCAAGCCTCCTTTTCTGCATACACAACTCCATTTTTAATGAACTCTAAAATAATTTCGTGCACCCTTCTAGTATCCATACCAACTGCTTCAGCAATTGTGCTTTGGGCTTCAAAGTGATCACCACCACGCTCTACAACAAAGAATTGATTCCTTGCCTTTAGATAAAGGTAAACAAATTTTGCACCTTGAGATATTTTTACATACTCACCAGTGTCTTTGTTTATGTATCCCTGCGCAGCCATTAACGTGTATGGCAACTTTACGTATTGTTCATATTCTTCCATTTTCTTATACCTTAAGTTTTAATAGTTATATAGTTTTAGTTAGTTATGTGTGATTCTATCTACTTCTTCATTTCGTCCATCTCCTTTAGCTTAAACATAAATTTAATGATGAAAGCCTGTCTGCTCATTTCACCACGGTTTGCGTCAATCCACTCTCTCAAGTCACGGGGTATATAAAGGTCCACATTCTTCTCCTTGGGAATACTTCTTAGAGACTATACGCAGAAACTACGTATTCCAGTCTATTTCGTTTAGCTTCGCTCTGATACAAAGGAATATGATACAGCACAAATCTACAGCCATGCAATAATCAATTACATAATGATAAAATCAAAAGAAGATGTCTTCGCTCTGACGTATATCTTATGGTATCAGCGGTAAAGCTTTTCTATCTTTCTTTTTCTATCTTATTCTCTCTATCTTACTCTTACGCACTAATTGCGTATAGGTAATTGTATTTTCTGCGTGTACCTATGTGTATAAAGTTCGTATACCCTCCTCCTCTGTCCTCACATGCCACCTATACTACACCCACATCCACACCTTGTCAACACCTCTTGTATCCCAAGAGCCTCATAAAATAATTCACAACAGCCCTTGCATTCCCTCAGAAAATGAGTTAACATAGGTCTTGTGATTAACTAATGAGGAGAGGAAAGATGGAAGACGTAATTTACTACCGATGGGTGTTGATTGATAATCAGGAGACGTGCTATTGCTGTGTAGTGAAACTCTTCGAGGGCTTCTTCAAAAGTCAAGAGGATGTAAAGGAGTTCTACAAATGTGAAGCGTGTTTTGATGAACACTTATTTAGGGTTGAGAAGCTGGAGTTCAGTGCAACCCCTGAATGGATTGTGCGGAAGACAGGGGAGCTTGTGGGATGATAGAACCAATTTATCCAAACACATCTTGGTGTGGCTTCATCAATTATTTGAAAGAAAAGCTTGACCGGGACATGACTGTAGTAGAGACTAAGGACGCTATGAAATCTTACATTCAGGGTGTACCTGTTGAGAAATATTGGGAGGGATTGAAATGAAAGTGATTACTAGAGAGGGTCGGGCTGCTAATGCAGCTTCAGAATGGAAGCAGACATACTTCCGTAAAGGGGAGTGGCAGTATGGAAATGATAAGGAAGTCATTTACTACAAGCTAGTAGCACTGGGTTGTCACCCAGATTATAAAGATGTTGATAAAACAATTGGAAATACTTCTTGGACTAGTATATATTGTAATGAATGTAATGAGAGTGTATTGAAAGCGATACAGCTTGGTGAAGAACCTGATTACGAATCTTCTACAGCGTGTATTTGTAAGCCTTGTCTCCTAAAAGCAATGGATGAAATGAAATGATTAATAAAGATGATAGCAGCTTTGGTGTTCACGCTACACACTGTTGCTCAGTACATGGCTGTAAATACTGTGAGGATGATGTGTGTCCGGTTGTGAATGGACTACATGAAGGAGTTTACTGTGAAGATTGTGTCTATGATGAGTGGTCTACTAGTGAAGCAATCGAGCTTCTAATCGCAAGGGGTTTCATTCCAGAAGGTTTTGATCATTCAACACACAAGCTTATAAATATTCCAAAGGAGGCTTGAAATGAATGACGCATGGCTATTTGGTTTTATCACAATATGGGTTATCCTGTGTGCAGGGGAGCCTGACCTATTGGACGCAATTACTAAAAGAGTTGCTGGACAACCTTGTGAAGTACATCAAATCGTAGAGGAGAAATAATATGAGTACATGGGTATTGATTATAGCCATCCTTACAATGGATGGTAGTGCTATTACAACACAGGAGTTTTCTAGTGAAGATAATTGTTTAGCGGCGGCGACTGTGATAAAATCAAACTTACACCCTATCCGCCTTGGGAAAACTAAAACGGAGTGCTTTAAAAAATGATCACACTATACACCCTACTAGCTGTCCTATACGTCGCCTGTGGAGTAGGTTTCTATAAGCTTTATAGCCGTGAAAAAGAGATTAAAGAGTGCTACCTTGACCACCCTACCACTACGATGCTAGCGCTTGTTTTATGTAGCTGTTTGTGGGTGTTTGTAGTAACATTGTCTCACCTTATGTGGTGCTTTAAGAAATGAAAGGGGTTAGTATGATTGATGACATCAAGGTGAATGGTTATCCTGTGATCATCTCCGTGAGTCATGTAACAGAGCCGGGAGAAGGTTGGAAAGGAACTACACTTGTTGCTGTGTGCTATTCTATGGTTGAGCTGAATGAGGTTCTAAATTTACCAAAGAATCAACCAGAACCATATTGGCAATGGCGTGTTGACTTTGAAGATAAGGTAGAAGACAATGACCCCAGCTAACATACAGAAACTAAAACTCCTAGACCCTAAAGGTAAATCAGGGACAATTCAGTCAGTAGTGCTGAGAAATGACTTGCATTCACAATCGTATGAGAGTACCCTGTATTGGTTGTTGAAAGTAGTGTTGATGGAGAAGGATGCACTTGAGAAGGAAAATAAGAGATTCTTTAAAGTGCTTAAAGAGAACGGTCTTATGACAAATAAATTACTAACAGGAGATAAACAGAATGACTGATTATTTTTACATGTTTAGCTCTGGAGAATACTCAGACTACACGGTTGGTGGTCTATACAGCAGCAAAGAAAAGCTTGGTGAAGAATACTTTGCGAAGTACCTGAAAACACATATGATTAACCAAGTACCGGAGGCTAAGGAGTTCTTTGACCAACTTGAGACTGATATTTACGCACTAACTGGCTACAACCTACCCGAGAATCTGTATAAATACTGCACCCAGGATGAATTGCCATCGGTTGCTATGCACGTATGGTCATACGGATCGCCAGGATATATAGAATACAATGAGAAAGTTACAGCGTATCTTAAGAGGAAGCAGGCGTGGCTTGAAGAAAAGCAATTCACACAAGATATTGTTGCACTTCTTGTAAAAGAAGGTACTATAAAAGAAATTGAATATGAGGAAATTCACAATGGTTGATAACTACACGAGCTAATTATAAATAATCCTTACAACGCAGCAGAAACATTGTATGATGCAGGCTACCGATTAATTAAAACTAAGGAGTAATAATGAACATTGCAACTAAAACATTTAAAGACTTTGTAATCGCACTAAAGCAAGCTTCAACTAAAGGGTTTAATAAGCCTGTACAAATCAATTACCAATACGGTTATTTCCTAGCTGAGCTTCAAGAAGGTGAAGCTGTTGGATATAAAGAGGAGCTGAGTAAGCTGTCTGGTGATGAAACAGATCACTTGTTTGATGTTAT